TTAGAAGCCGAAAATTTTACCTAAAACACTGATTCCGTTTTCTACGATACCTACGATGCTTGTACCCATTTTACCCCAGTCTTTATCTTGTCCTGCTTGTACTGCTGCTGCAATTGCTTCTGCTAATTTTTGCATATTTATCTCTCCATTTCTCTATAATTTTTATGATTTAAACTAAGTTTTAAAATAAACGTTAAATTAGAAACCAAAGATTTTACTTAATTCAGTTACACCGTTTGAAACGATATCTAAGATACTTGTACCTAATTTAGTCCAGTCTTGGTTTTGACCTGCTTCAATTGCACTTTTAACTGCGTTTGCGATTTTTTCCATGATATTTATCTCCTTTGTATTGTTTATTTATATTAATAAAATGTTGTTAGTCGAACTTAGAATCCGAATAATTTACCTAGAATGCCAACACCGTTTTCTACGATACCTACAATGCTTGTACCTAATTTAGCCCAATCTTGGTTTTGGCCTGCTTGAACTGCATCTGAAATTGCTTGTACTAATTTTGACATTTAAATCGCTCCATTCTTTTAATTTTATATATTTAAATTGTTTGATTTTTAAATTTAGAAACCAAAGATTTTACTTAATTCTGTAACACCGTTTGAAACGATATCTAAGATACTTGTACCTAATTTAGTCCAGTCTTGGTTTTGACCTGCTTCAATTGCACTTTTTACTGCGTTTGCGATTTTTTCCATGATTACTATCTCCTTTATAATGTTTATTTATATTTTCAATAAATGTTATATGTGGAAACTTAGAATCCGAATAATTTACCTAAAATGCCAACACCGTTTTCTACGATACCTACAATGCTTGTACCTAATTTAGCCCAATCTTGGTTTTGGCCTGCTTGAACTGCATCTGAAATTGCTTGTACTAATTTTGACATTTAAATCGCTCCATTTCTTTTTATTTAAAGTATTTAAATCTTAATGTATGAAATTCAATAGATACATTAAGCTATTTCTTAAAACCAAAAACGATTAATTGGTAAGTTTTTGTTTACCTATCGTTTTGTTACTTATACTATATAGTGATTTATGCTATTTGCGTTCTATCTTTCTTAACTTATAAATTAGACATCAAAACTGTAGACCTTTGATTATATAAAACACACTTAGGCATTCAAATATGTTGTGCAAAATCTGACAATTCTGCAAACGTTTACAATACCTTTACATTAGCTTTATATTTCTTTAAAATTCACCTTGTTTTATAAACGCTTTAACCTACTAAGAGACCATTGCAAGTCTAGGATTCTCAATACAACCATTTATTTAAACAGACAAGTGAATATACTCTAGTCCTTTTCAACTATTTAATTAATCGTAATGTTGGTCATTGCAACTTTATTAATTTCTGTATTTCACTATTTATCATGGTACTTTTATTTAGTAATTGGATTGAGTATATGAATAATAGATGAGAATAATTTCAACACTTGTGATCTATTTATTACTTTATTCATAAATGTTTATAGTTTGTTCATAGTTGCTTATAATGCATCCTATTGGTTCTATACATTTGATTACTTCTGCGTCCATATGGCTTGAAGATATTAATTCAATTGCTCGACTTTATGTGTTATTGCACTTGCACATCGTCGATATGAGTTACAAATACACATAATTAGTGAAAAATATAAACTTTTTTTATATTAAAGCTATTGCTAAATAAGGTTTCTTTAGCTATAATAATTCTTGTGTTAAAAATTCATGTCCTGGTAGCTCAGCTGGATAGAGCAATGGCCTTCTAAGCCATCGGTCGGGGGTTCGAATCCCTCCCAGGACGCTAATAACCGAAAATTAAACACTTTTCGAAATCAAGAATCCCATAACGGCGGGGTTCTTTTTATTTTGTCTATTAATAACACACCATATAAAACTAATTTTTAGGGACTTTTTAGGGACCCGAGTCCCTAAATAAAAAACCACGCTCATAAGAACGTGGTTAGTAGAATATAGTATCGAAAAGATGTTATTGTTAGGTACATTTTAGCATGAAAATAACCGTACCAGTTAAAAAATGCTTATCCTATAATAAAATTTCAATCAATTGTTTGATGATAGTTTTTCATTTCATAACTAATGTCATAATCGTCCTTTTCGAAATTATATTTTTCTATTTTGCTTAATTCAGCTTTAATTTTAGCAGGAATAACGAATTGAATATCAGCTATATCTTCTTTAAATTTTTTATCTAATTTACCACTGTATCTAATATTATCTTCACCTATAATTGAAAATTTACTATAGTTCATGTTAATAGAAGTTAGAACACCACTAACTTCAATGTTAGTTTGTTTTATAGGAGTTATTTGATCTATAAAATCACTTAATTTTTTAAATTTGCTTTTATCTTCTTTATCGATAAAATGAGAATACTCAACATTTTGTTTCGGTTTAATTTCTAGAGAAATATTGTATTTATAAATATCTTCAACTAATTGTTTAGCTTTATTTATTGCCTTAAGATCATATAACTTATCAATATTAAGGTTTTCTTCTATATTAGAAAAGTTTGATTCTTTAATATTATTAAATAATATCAAAATATTTTCTAATGTCTTTTCAGATGTATTCAATAAATCTTCTTCCCCCACTAATCTCAATCCAAAAGATGAGGGATAGACGGCTTCAACTTTTAAACTAGAATAACCTTTACTAATATTTGTGTATAGCATTTCCATTTTACCTAATATATTAGCTAGTATGTTAACATCAATTAAGTGTGAATTATTAACATCTCTTAATATCAAATCAAATTCACTACTGTCGATTCTAATATTTTCTTCTTGATTCTCTATTTTCTCATTTCTAAGGTAATCGTATTCTACTTTATAATCTTCTAAAGGCAATTCGTCATCTTTTAATTCAATTACTTTATTAAAAGATAAGCTTTGTTCTTTATTATTAATTACCAAATATTCCATTCTTTCTTCATTTATTAATTGAATTAGAAAAGATTTAATACCTATAAAATTGTTTAAAATACGATCTAACTCGATTCTAGATATTCTTGAAAAAAACCATTTGTATTCATCTATATTTATTTCATCAATCATATAATTAAGATAAAGTTCATTATTAGGAGATTTTAATATAAAAAACAGAGGCATATCATAATATTCAAAAATGTACTCATATTCAAATCTTGTAAGTTCTTCAAATTCGATGCTCATTATTTTCATCTCCTTTAAAGATTGTTAATAAATCTATATCTTTAAACACCCATAAATTTATGTGGCTCTTATTTAGATATATATCTACAACTCCACAATCTTTTGTTATTTGACCTTGGTATATACTCTTTTTTCTTAGCTTTTTAAATTTCTTTTGTTGTCTTTTACATCCCTCAATATCTTGGAATAAAGATATTGCATGGGCTTGACATTCTTGTCCAGGTGGGAAACTCAAACCTGCTTCTACATGACTCAATAAATCAGAAGAACTTACTTCTTCTCCATCAACTAATCTGTATACAGGCGCTAAATTAACAGATATTGCATTTCCAGGCGGGCATTGTTCAGGTAAATTTAATTTAAACTCCATTTCATCACCAAACTTTTTTTATATCAGTATAACCTAATATTAAGATAAAGAATATAAATTTTATAAACATTTTGTATTTTTTAAGTATACGTTTAACATAAAAAAATAGGGTAGTCACTAGGACTACCCTTGTGTAATGTCGTGGTAATTTGATTATATCATTTCCAATCTATTTTACCCCAATATCTTTCGTTTTTAATGCGTTGTTTTTTATCGGTAATCTTGCAAACTGCGCAATAAAAGTCTTTTTTGCTTGAACCGGGTGCTTGATATTTAAAGCGAAGCCACCAATATCCATCTTTTTTAATAACTTGGTCGAATTCAACCCAATCTGTCTTTCCGTATAACCACGAGCCACTTTCAACAATAGTACCATCGATACCCGGCGACCTTCTAACTCTAATACCACTTTTAGGTGCGTTAGGATAGAAAATACCTCCCCAGTTCCAAGTTGTCTTTTTACTAGAAGGTTTACTCTTAGGCGCGTTGATTTGTCTACCATTAATAGCCTCTGCAATACGCTTAGTAAAACTATCTAGGTGTGTAGTGATATAGTCCATGTCTTTTTTACTAGTGATGAAACCTAATTCAATCAATCGGTAGTTTAAATTAAGTTGACCTGTAACGTTAGCATTTAATAGATCGTTTCTAGGCGTTACTCCCCTAATTTTACCTACCGTTTTACCTAATGCACTAGATAACGCTTTGTCTATATCGTCTGCGGGGTATCTGTCGCTTACAATGACATGTCCGCCACTTGCTTTTGGACTAGCAGCGTCTAGGTGGAATTCTACAATTACATCAGGTTTCACGTTCTTTTTAACCCAATATAAACCATAATCTGAATAGTTGCCTACACGTTGTCCATATAACGTATCTTGATATAAATCTTGGTTCATTGATTTGCCACCGTATAAAACAACCGTATTGCCTACACTTTCAAGTTGTTTTTTTATTCTAGGTATAATCTCTTTTCTGTTGAAGTCACGCTCATTATATCCGTTTGCTACTGCACCCGGATCGTTTGAATAAGCACCTTTACCATGACCAGCTACAAGTAATATTTTCTTGCCTTTCTTAGCTTTCGCTTTCTTAACTGGCTTAGCTTTGCTTTTAACCTTATTAACAGTCGTTTCTTTTGCGTAAAATGGACGAATAAACCACATAGGGAAGTCATAGCCATGTGTACGTCGTGTCGTTACTTCTGGTGGCGTCCAGTAAGCACCTCCAACCCAATTCTGTTCCAGTACAGTTATAGAATTTAAAGTAGCCGATAAAACAATAGCAACATGGCCATAACCTTGCCCGTAATTACGGTTGAAAATAACTAAATCGCCTGGTTTCGCTTGGAAGGTAAGCGTATTCTCATATACCGTAGCTTCACCTGTAAAATTATTCCATGTGGGTATATCTGCTGCACCTACACCTTTTAAAGTATGACCGAATAGGTATAACCAATATTGATTTGCTACATCAAAACATTGATATCCATAAGCTTGATCAGGATTTACTGCTTTCCCCTCTAAACTTTTTAGATAACTTATAGCTTGTTTATATGTTCTAACAGATACCATTAGAAATCATCTCCATTCATTTGAGGTGCAGCCCCCGTTGAGTCTGTACCTGCTTTGACTTCATGTATTTTTTGTTGACCTTTTTGTGCTGCGTGAGAGAAATTATTGTTCTTCCACCAAGCCCACAAGGAAACTGCACCAGTAATAATAGAACTGATAGTCACTTCGTCTACTGGAATAGGGGATATATGTTTCGTAGCTAAAAATTGGTTAACCCAAGCTAAAATAAATACAATTGTTCTAACGATTGAACCTACATCTGTTTTCATGTATACACTCCTTTTGAGTAAAATAAAAAGCCGACCTAAAAAGGTCAGCTTTAGATCAATATATTTGCGTATGGTATTTCTGTCGTTCTGTAATTAAGTTTGAATTGCCATTCATAACCAGCTTCAATTGTTTCTTCTTTGAATTGTTGGTTATAAATCTTGCCCATGTCTGCGTTGCGGTGTTCTATCCATGTATCGCCTTTTATCGCATTGTCGTTAATTCTGTTTGTTTTGATAATATTTTCAAATTCAAAAGCCGTAATAACATCGTTTGTGTCATTACTTAATAGATATGACTTTGCTTGTAATTTTTCTGGTATCTTCTCAATTTTATATGTTCCACTTACATCTGGTTTATATGTGTTGTTCAGTGACGATTTAATCGTATTTACATTTTTAGTAAAATACGGCACCATGCCAGCGTATGCAGTTTTAACATACGTTTTCTTTAAAAACTTAACATTTCCATATACTGAAATTGCACCATTTTTAATTGAGTGATTTGTGATGATGTTTACTAAATCATTGTTGTCCACTCTACCGTTAACGTTTTGAACCAAGCTAACATTTTGTATGTCTGTATAAACTTTATCCGTAACAAATGATAATTCTTTGTTGTCTCCTAATAATTTAGCATCTTTATTTTTGAAAGCTGTTCCTATTCCGTTGTGTTCTGGTACAAATTGTTCCCCACTCGTATTATTTGCATCTCTGATTTGCATTGCAATGTCTTTGTTTGAATAGCTATAAAGTGACTGAGTTACATTTGTAACAACTGGTACTAGTTTAAATATATTTATCGTACCTTTAACATCTTGTGGACGTGTTCCACCGAAATTAAACCAACCTCTAGGCGATGTAGTTGGGTGGTCTGGATCTTGCCCTTTAAAAACTAATTTCAATGTATGCTTTTTATAATCTAAGTTATCAAAAAGTAGTTGCTCGTTATCAACTTTATTAGTATCGCTATACGTTGATACAGTGATTTTCTTTTCGTTTGTAGTTCCTTCATCAAGTGTAGCTTCCCAAATACCACCAACATTTGTACAATACGATGTAAAATTGATTTTATCGGCAATAACTGTACCTTTAAGTGTGGCACCTACGGTAGTTGCAAAATAGTTAGGCGCATAAGATGTATTAAACATACTACTGTCAACCATTTCTAAATTTTGATAGCCTATCGATTTGTTTTCATTTTTATAGTCGCCTATTTCTGTTTCTCTAAAAATGATGTAGTCGTCTTTTTGATTTTTATTGAACCAAATTCTTAAGGCTCTATTGTCACTTATAGGTTGGACAACGTGAAATGTTTGTGAAGGTGCATGCACAATACTTACCGTCATATTTCCTTTGATTGTAGATAATTTATTCAATTCTTCGGAGAAATTAGGTTGTAAAAGTGTCATGTCTGCATCTTTACCGGGTTCGCCTTTTAGAGATTGTAGTTGTTCTGGTGTGAAGTCGTCGAAAGTGAAAGGATCGCCTTTGTCCCCTTTCACACCATCTACGCCATCTTTTCCGTCTATTCCATTTTTTCCGTCTAGCCCATCAACTCCATCTTTGCCATCTTTACCTTTTTCACCTTGAACACCCTGCGGACCTTGTTCACCAGCTTTGCCCGGTGGTCCTTGAATACCTTGAACACCTTGTTCTCCTCTTTCGCCTCTAAATAAATTTGAGTTTTCTGTAACGTATGTTTGTAAGTCTTTTTCTAACTTAGATTTAAAACTATCATCCAACAAACCAACTGCGTTTTCTTTCATTACGTTTTTAACTAATTCTTGTAATGAATCTACATGTACTTCTTTTCCAATAGGTCCAGTCATACCGCTATCTGTAATTGTGAAATAAAAGTTAGCAACGTGAACACTATCTTTTTCATTAGCTAAAAATAATTTAGCATCCATTCTCCCGGCGTGTTGTATTACGTTATCTGAAACTTTATATTGAATGACACCACGTTCTGGAAGAACTATATCAATAGGCTCATTAGTGAAAATTGAACCGTCTGAACTAAACAAATCTAAACGAGGAGTCATATCAGTTTTGTTGAAATCTAATACTTCGTTATTATCTTTTATAGTGATTCTTATATAAGCTGATCCGTCATCTTCGGTATAAAAATTAGCGCCAATAAAACCGTTCTCAGCCGTGCTAACATTGATATTTGTAGATACATCTGTCATTTTTTGTAACATATATACACCTCTTTTAATTTTAAAAGGGCTACCCACTGTCAGTGAATAGCCTTACTTATATTTGTCCTGTATAAAATAAAGTCCCTTTAACCCTATTTTTTTGTAATAACTGTATATCGTGCTTGCTTGATGTTCACACCAACGTATATCTGTTGCATATTGATGTGTAGCAGGGTTTTTAGGGTTCCAACGCATACGGTATAATGTGTTTTGCCCTTTGTTGATGTAATCTTGTCTAACGAATTTAGCGCCACCGATAATTGCTTTTGCCGGTGTCGTCCAACCTCTTCCACGCGCAAAAGATATAGCGTTGTTAGGGTTGTTATCATAAGCACCTATACCAAAGTAGTTATATACACCTGAACTACCACTTGCAAAGTAAGAACGTCCATTTCCGCTTTCTAATAATGCGTGAGCAATTAAGTATATTTCGTTTATATTGTACTTCTTACAACCTTCTGCGAACGCTTTGCCCTGTCCTGATAGAGTACCGCGACCATTTAATATTATATTTAACTTATCTACGCTAACGCCCTGATATTTACCTAAATTAAGCATTTGGTATCTTTGTGATGAGCTATTCCATATGGATGTAGGGTTCATTGCTGCACTAACAGCTGAACGGCTAGGGAAGTACCAACTATAACCATTACTTTTTTGTGGGTACCCTCTACTCATTTGTAAGTTAAGTGCTTGAGTAAATGTAAATCCACTCTTTTCTACCGTAACCTTAGCCTTAGTTTGTTTTGGTGACGTAGTTTTTTTAGATTTAGAAGTGGACGGCGTTGTAACTGTCGGTTTAGTTGTTTTAGCCTCTTTGTCAGATTTAATTTTGATTATTTTTGTGCTTGTAGTTGTTACTATTTTTTCTTTTAGTAACTTATCTTTTTTGAGGTACATCTCAATAATCTTACTTTCGACTTCTTTGTACTTACTTTCATCAGGAATGCCGTTTTTTATCATGTCGTAATTGATTAAATCTTTCATTGAGCGCCAAATATTAGGGTCTGCTTTAATTGTGCTTTCTGATAATTTGATTTTTGACCAACTCATCAACCACACACCGTATATCAACGCTTGTAATTGGTTTAGCATGAATTGACGCTTACTTTCTGTTTGTGCGCCACAGACCTCTAACACTAACCAACCTGGATGTGAAGGCGCTTCTGTGTCAGGCGGTCTGGGCGTCCATATTTGTTCACGATCAATATAAACATGTGGATATTCATCTTTGCTGACAAACCTATTACGTTGTAGATACAACTCTTCAACATCACGCAAATGAGGACACTCTTTGATGTATATACCTTTAGGCTTAGTCATCAAATGACCATCATCTACGATTAAATGGTCGTTGTATTCTAAATCTTTATCTAGAGAGTATAGAAAGTCAGTATATTGGACTTTTTTAACCTTTTTGGTAGTTGGCTTTGTTTGTTCGGTGGTATTCTTATCCGGTGTAGGCGATGTACTAGGTACAGGTTTAGTAGGCTTAGTAGGTTTAGTTGTTGGTTTAGGTTTCTTTTTAACTTCTTTTTGATAAGGTGGTCTAACAAAACCACTAATACCGTAATAACTATGTTTTTCTAATGAACCAGGAGAACCTGTATATCTGTTGGCATTTCGCCAATTTTGGTCAACGCTAGTAAAATAATTACGGTTACTTGGTCCTACAACCACAGCTGTGTGTCCTACACCGTTATTAAATGAACTTGTCCCCCATACAGCGAAATCACCAGGCTTAGGAACAAATGACGCTGTATTTCTGTAAAATTTAAAACCTCTGGGATAGCGATACCATGCCATAGCAATAGCGTTCCCTGTTGTAAAAAAATTCCAATACCTTTTGAAAATGAAGTTAGGTAAGTCCCAACATTGTGCGCCATAATATCCGTCGACATCTAATCTTTTACCTATCCTACTTCTAGCCCATTTTGCAACTTCAGATGCAGTAGGTTTCCTTTTTTTTGGGTTTGGTAATCCCATTTATCCACCTCCAAAATAAAAAGCCGACTAATTAAAGTCGACTTAATTAAAAATAGTTTTAGCTAACTCGAAAATAGGCTTAAGCACCCATGCTGCACCTCCACCACCAATTGTGATTGTAAGTAGTTTTAAGATGAAATCGCGGTTCTCTTTACCTTTCTCTTGAGCTAAAGCCTGCTCTTTTTCTAAATGAGATTTAAAACTAACATTATCCTCTTTCAAATCATCTACATCTCTTTCAACTTTTGTTACGCGTTTTTCTTGAGTAGACAAATGGTCGTTCGTTTTAACTAATTCATTCTTTATATCTCTATTCGTTTCTGCAACAGTTTCTAAAACTGTATTGTTTTTAGTAATTAATAAATGTAATGTGTTGTATTGGGTTGTGTGTTTTTCGTCAACTTCTCTGATTCTCTTGTGTATGTTATCTCTATCATCATAATATTCTTTAGGTAGGGTAAACTCTTTATTTTCGATAAAACAAAACTCCTACATAAGCAAAACCACCAGAACCCATTGCAGTGATTACAAATGTAACTGGCGTTAACCAATTAAGCGATTGATCCATTCCCGCCAATGCGATGATAAAAAAGAATATTGAACAGATAACACCACCGATAATCGAAGATACACTGTACATATTATTTACGCGTCTGTACGGTAAAGATACACTAGCGATAATCAAACATAAACCACCGATAAAAAATGGAACACCCCAAAAAGTTAAACTGATTAATTCGTGCATACTCTCGTATAACGGACTGTCGTGTGCAGCTTTTTCGGATGAGATTATCCAAAATAAACCACGCATGATAGCAAGCATACCTATCGTCATATAAGCCACAACGTTGATATATTCCATTTCTGTTTGTTGAGGTCCTTTATTCATATAACACCTACTTTATCCAAAATAAAACCACCAGCTATTCAGCTAGTGGTTCGTAATCTTGACCGGTAATCTTTTTATATTCATCTACTGTTATCCATTTAACTGTAACAGATTGCTTAACTTTTTCTAACGGGAATAACCCCATTTTATAGTATCGTTCAACTATTCTGTACATCATCAACACTTCCTTTTCCAACCAATAATTCTAATACGGTAGCCATATCTTTTTTGACGTTTTCGATTTCTAATTGCGTGTTTAGTAATTGCTCCGATAAATTAGAGATAAGAACATCTTTATCGTCAATCGGTTCAGGTGGCAATTCTTTTTCAAAAACCTCTTTTGACTGACCTATCCACTTTTGACCGTCAAAGTAAATTGGCGTGTACATACCGTCATCTGGTTTAGTTTCCGTCCACTCCTCGGAAGGGTACTCATATTCGCCCTCTTCATTCGTCGTTACAATGACCGGTTGTCCGTTTTTCCACAAATAAACTATTTTCAAAATATCACTCCTAATTTATCCAACTTACCTGAGCGTAGATATAATCTTTTTCTGTCCAATCTCCAGTAACTGATGATTTATAAAACAAGACATCGCCAGTAGGGTTGATAACTAAAAAACAACCCGGTTTACCTATTGGCGTTCTGACAGAAAATGATTGCGCGTTTTTTACCATATCTTGTGGCAATCTGGCAAATATTTGGCCACTAAAAAGGTTACTAGCGTTGATACGTAAATGGTTCGTTGTTACACCATTCTGAGTTACTATTCTGTATGAGCAAGGATAACCATTTCTATCTGTATATTCAGTGTTAGCATATGCACCATTGACTAAAGGTAAGTTTATCCAACCTGTATCTTTAAAATCGTTTATCGATTGCCACGGCAACCACTCTCCTGCTTTTGTGCGAACGTGTACCTCATTTGAAGAATACGGAGTGTATATAAATTTTATATAATTCGCACTAGTATAAATTACGATAAGCATACCATTTAGATTTACTGGACCATTTGTAGGGTTGTACAAGTAATAAAATCCGGATTTAGTAATCTGAGTAGGATTATCAAAATCTAAATCGCGAACAGATATCGTTGCACCATTATCTTGTGTCAACGCAACCTTTTGCCAATCGTAACTACCCATAAGGTTATCTACATCGCTTTTAGTTAAAGCACCATTCGTTTGAAAGTCATTCACTTTTTTATCAATCAAGTTATTAGCATCTGTTACCTTTGCGTCAAAAGTTTGTGTGTTTTGATCTACTGAATTTTGAAACGCAGTTTTAGCGATTTCAAAACCACTTTGTACATCATTCTTTTTACTATCAATTTGTGCTAAAGATAACGTTGTTTGCTCTTCTATGTTATTTAAAGCACCAGCTTTATTTGTATTAATTGAATTAATGCTATCGTCTTTAGCTTTTTGGATAGCTTGTGTTGCACTTGCAGATAGTTGTTTGATTGTATCTATCAAACTTTGAGTGCTGCCAATATCTTTTTTGAGTTGTTCTACTTTCTTTTCTAATTCGTCACGCAAATCATCAAACATGCGAATGTAACTCACTTTGATATCGCTACTGATTTGATTAACCAAACTATCTTTCACTTCAAATTGGAAAGTACCTAAAACGACTGTATCGTCTTTATCTTCGTTTTTATAATCATTAAGCGATAGATAAATCTCTCCTAAAACAGTTGAGTTTGTAACACTTTTCAAAAACCAAGATGGCACCGTTACACCAATTAAACCTGTCATAGGGTCGATAAATTCAACATCTAAAACGCCAGATGTGGAAGGTCTATCACCATTTTTTACAGTACTCTGTTTAAAAAAGGCGTAACCTTTAACGTTGTTTGTACTGATTAGTAAGGGTAGATTATCTTTTGTTACCCTAAATTGGAACTGCGCTGTATTTTTATCTAAATTATAAAAACCGATACCCCTATCAGATATCGGTTTTAAATACGCTTCTTCTTCTAAATCAATTTTAGCCACTTTTTCTAATTCCATTATTTAACACCCCACAATACTAATGCGATTGCAAAACCACGTTCTTCATTATATGGCGTTGTAATGGCCATTACACGCCCTTTACCGTTCACGTTATCTTTATATCCAATTCCAGCTTTACCATTGATTAAATCGCCTGCTATGACGTCTTTTTCGACGTTTGTATAGATTTGACCAATCAATCCTACTGTATTCCATTCTGGACGTTCAGAACGTGATACGTAAGGTAAATCTTCATTATAATTAGGGTTCTCGATTGGTTCATCTCGCCATTCAAACACTGGGTTACCGTCTACATCTTCAAATTCTCTTTGAACACGTTTAGTCAACGTCATACCGTACTCATTTTGTAAATATCTATCTTTATGATGATATGTTTTATCGTTAGCCACAAGTGCAGCAGTACCCGATATAACACCAATTGGCTCATCGTTTGGTTGTGCTTTTCTGATTTTATCACCGTCTAAAGTAACAATGGTACCTAACTCAATAGGTTGACCACTTTGACTTTCAAACAACTCTGCGATATCGGCGTTATTTTGCGTTAATTTACCAGCTAAGTTAAGGTTACCATGTAATGTGTTAAGATCTACTTTAATGTTTGCGGTAGAAGGTTTACCTGTACTAGAGTAACCTGCAACCACTCTGTAACTGCCAGGCGATTTTACATTTCTACTATTGAATACCGTTTGCGTATGGCTCTCTTTAGATGTTTCTGATGATAACGAATTAATAACTCCACTTCGTGACCCATAAGCTTTAGAACTCATTCCAGAACCTAAAACGAATGAACGTGGGCTATACGCTCTACTATTACCAGTTGTTGCTAAAACTACACTTCGAGGATCTACCGCAGCAGAACCTGTTGAACCTGCACTTAAGCCACCTTTTAATACGGTAGGTACTGTTTTATACTTTTCGTTTGCGATAACTGCGGCGTTTGTATAACTATCTGCAGTAATACCACTTATCATAGTTGTATTGTTGTATGTTTCAATACCATTTCCTGTGCCACGCCCTTTTAAATTACCATTGATAATTTTTAAATCGTATATTCCACCACCACTCGCAATACCAACTTTAGGTGATGAATTGTAGATGTTAACATTACTTAAGATAAAACGCTCGCCTCGATTATCTCCACCAAAGAATTTAATATCTTGACCGGCAGTTGTAAAACCAGTAACTGTAATATTGTTAAGAATTACGTTTTCAGACATAAACTGAACCGCGATAGCAGGTAAATTACTGTCAGTTTTACCGTTTGCTAATTTACTAAAATCACTATCGCCGATAGCGGTAAAATTATTAACCGAAACGTTTTTGTAAGCACTAATCAGCAACGCTCTAGGCGTTGTACCTGGATATACGCCGTTGTATTTAGGTCGTAGAGCCACGCAGTTGTTTAACGATACATCATAAGCTGTTTTAGATTTAACGTCCGTTTTTGTTCTGTGGTGGCCAATATGGCGTATATTGTACGCTCTAGTATCTTCGGTTGATAGGTGATTATTTACAAACACGCATCTTGATGCACTTGCAGGTGCATGGGCTTTGATTTCAACACCACCGAAGTTACCTTCTGTTCTATTATCTGATAAGAACACAAATTGTGAACCGTCATCAATTTCAATACCGTTGTTATTCCCACCAGTAATTGTTGGATGATGAGCATAACAATTAGTAATCGTGATATAACGTGAATGATGGGTAGTGATAGAGTCATCACCACAAGCGTATGTTTCACAATTATCAATATGAATATGTTTACTTTCTAATGCGTATGGAACTCTATTTCCATCACCTTCATAGTAGTAATCATCATTTGCATAAGTTACGTCAATACAATGTAATAAAGCGCTATGCGATTTAACGTTGTAAATGTAACCATTAGTTACACCAGCAAATCGAATATTGCTTGAACGTGAACCACCAGTAGGTTTGAGTTTTTTATCTTGTCTAAACTTATTACCGTCAAATGTAAAGTTCTCTAAACTAATATTTTTAGCATTACCACTCATTTTTAAGTTAGTGATACCAATGTTCTCAGCTGGTGTACTATCCATAAATTTAATAGTGGTGATGTCTTTACCTTGTCCGACTAATCTTGAGTTGTTAGGCATTTTGATACCAGTTGTTAAATAAGTACCTGCACTCATCGTTACAAGTACATTACCAGTGCCTAACGCATCTTGAAAAGCTTTTGTACTGTCTTTTTGACCAGTTGGATCACCACCAAAATCATCTACATTTACAATACGTTGTATCTTTTTGAGCAATTCGGCACGTAACTTTTCTCTTTCGTTATTCTCACGTAAAAAATCGTGATATAAACGATTGGATAGGTCATCAAAGTTTTGTGCGTCCATCGATGTTCTACTCGCTCTCAACTCTTGAACTCCATCACCGTTATGTCCAAGCACTAAATTTGTAATTTGCTCGTCTTGATAACGTTCATGGTCCTGTAAATTAACATCTTGCCCACTTTTTATTGTGTGCTTAATTTGTGATGATTTGTGAGCGTTCTTTTGATTTGTAACATGGTTTTGGTACTCGTTATCTTTTTTATCAGCCCATGATTTTATTGTTTCAAAGTTTTGTTCGACTTGAGATATAAAATCAGAACCAAATAACGAATGTAGTTTTGTTTTTAATTCGGATAACATACACAACCTCCTTATTCATCATAAAATTGATAGTAATCTTTAATTAATTCGTACATAATCACTTCATGCCCTTTATCGTTAAAATGAAGGCCGTCAGGCATGCTAGATTTTCTAAAAGATGGACTGTATGGTTTAAAGCTTTCATATCGATAAGCATCGAATACAGGTATATCTAAGTCGTTACAAATGTCTACTTGTAAGTTAACGTAATCAATCAAAGTTTTACCTTTATCATTCTTATCAGTATCTTTACGTTTCACTTTAGAACCTTCCATATAACACTGTCTTGCAGGTGTCATTACCAATAATTTCGCTTTAGGGTTATTCTTTTTGATGATTTCAACCGCACTATAAAAGGCACCGTAAAACGTTTTAGTATCCGTTTTATCAGTGCCTATATCTATGTTTTTGACCCAATCATCATCAGTACCTTGTATGATAATTAAATCGCCTTTGATTTTAGTAGCTTGTTGGTAAATATCACTCATGGTAGCGCCACTTTCAGCAAGATTAGTATATTTTGCTTTAATCTTTTTAGCTAATTGTTGAGTAAAGTTGCTTTTAGCTAACGACCCTTTAGCAATACTATCGCCAATTGTACCTATGGTTTTAACCTTCTTGATACTAGATTTGCTTGAGAAATCATGTACAATTGTTCCGTTTGAAGTAGTTACGCTTTTGGCATTTGCTTTATCGAGTTTCGCTTGTAAATCATCTGTTTTACCCAATAAATCTTGTGTAGTTTTTGTATTGGCGTTTGTCTGAGATTGCATTTCTTGTTGTGTTTTAGCAGGGTTATTTGTTTTTAGGTTAGTAACATATTTAGCAGCTTTACCAACCGCTTTTACATATCTATCTTGCAATCTAAATTCACCTAGTACCAAGTCCATTTTTATGATATTTCCATTTATGTCACGTTTGGTTGTGATTTCGATAATTCTTAAATCAACATTCAAACCCATTAAATCATCAATCACTTTAACAACATCGCCGACCCTAGGTATAGCGTTTTTAAAATATTTTTTTAACAATACAAAATCGAGTGTTACAGATGTTTTGATACTATCATTAATAACCTTTTCCATACTCTTTTTTAAAGTATCTTCTTTTGTAATCCTACCGTCTTGAACGGGCGGCGCATGCCTTTTTCCAATAACATCAGCTAACGGTGATGTATATTCAAATTGCAAACTTGCCTCATTGTAAGTTTGTTGATCTGTATAACCACCAAAACCTTTTATAAACGTAAAACATTTAGTAGCATCTTCTTGAATTTTGATATTATTAGCGTTTACACCTGCTTTTATCCAATATTCTGGTTTATATTCGATGTAATCGTATAAATGGAATGTTTTAGTTTTTGCATCATATTCATACTCTAGTGAATATCGTTCCAAACCTTTTTTAAATAAATCAAGGTTTGTATCGCAATTACCAAGATTTTCAAATCTCGAAGATGATACTTTAGCATGTAAGTTATATTTGTATCCTGTACCTTTAAAAACTAAATCGAAATATGCTTTGCCAGTAAAACTACCGTTATAAATTTCGTACACACGATTATTATTTAGGTCATCAATTTCTACTGGTCTAGCTTTTATCGTTAATCTGCTTTTTTGACCTCGAGTTTCTTTGTCTAACATTACAATACGATACTCGTTTTCATCTTCAGGACCAGCAACGCCTGTTATTGTCCACATTTTTGTAATCGCACCAATAGCATCGAACGTACCTTTATTTTCGTCAATTACAATTGTTAACGTACTATCTGTGTCAGATAATTTAACGTTCAGTTCGGTTTCGACTGGTAGATTTTGACCGTAACCTTGTAATGTTTTTAGTAATACCGTCATATCATCACCCCTACATGTAATATTCTTTGTGTTTGAACACGACTTTTTGCATCAATTTGGTACTTCTAAACGTGTTCCAACCAGGTATTAAAGTAGGGTTGCGTCGGCTCACATTATAGGTATCAATGTTTAAACCGTTTCTAAAAGTGTGAATACCGTCAAATTTGATAGTATCGCCTGCTTTTAACTCTAAACCTTTGATATTAATGACATCTCCACTTTCTACCATATAAAAAGTAGTGCCGTTTTTGTCATCTTTAGATACGTTTTCCGCTAAAGTCACTTCAACTGTGCTATCTTGGTTAATTTGATTGATTTCAACCGTACCTGCATAATAAACATTACATATTTTAGTATCGTGGAAAGTATAATTACGTTTATTATCATTTACATTAAACGGTAAGTTATCCGATACCGCCCATTTTTCAACACTTCTACTTTCACTTTCTAAATCTGTACTATACGCGATACTTTCAAAATAAGGTAATTCAATGGTTTCAAATTCAAGTTCAAACTCACCAGACGTTTGCGTAGTATCAATTGAAATCGCATTAACTAGGCCGACAAATATCTGCCTACCGTCTACATAATCAAGTTCAAACTCTTGAGGTTTCGTGTTGAATATATCTTCATATTTAATAGATGTGTCCGGTGTAGATAATTCACGCAAATAATAATGACCACGTAATAATGCTTGTAAATTTGACTTAAGATGTGTCACTTGAGCCATTTTGTCTACTTGATATCGCAATCTAAGACTAACTGTTTTCTTTTCTTCATAGACAGAGTTAAAAAATCTACCTTGCGCGCCATTAACTGTACTGTATTCACGATCATATCCTGAACCTTTAACGTCATAGGATACTACTTCTAAAACTGAGCCAGTAAAAGTGTTATTACTGACTTTATACTTTTTATTATCTTTAATTATTTCTATGTCGTGAGCAATCAATAATAACACTCCTTTACAAGCCCATACTATTGTTTTTACCGTTTTGTTCTTCAATGTAAGATTTAATATAATCAACATCACCCTCGTTACGCACAGTTATATTAACGATAGGTCGATTATTTTCTTGCATGCTGTGTTGTACATCTTTAGTCATGTGAGCGTCCACACTACCATTTAACGAACCGCCTAAACTGTCTGTTAGGTCTGTTGATAATTCTGGGGCAAATGCCTCAGTTAAATTACTAGCTACACTACGGACTGCATTCACTGCTTTGTGTTGGTCAGCTAAGATACCCATTCCTAAGCCTTGAGATACATATTGACCTATACCTCTAAATACTCGAGAAGGTGAGTGTATACGTAAAACACTTTTTGCTGCATTAACCGCACTTTGTGCTACATTACGCGCAGCATCAACTACCCAAGATAAACCACTCTTGATACCGTTAACTAAACCACGCATTAAATCTAAACCAGCAGACACGAATTGACCAATAAAGTTTCTAACAGTGTTAACCGCTCTACTCATTCCTGATTGTACTTGACTAACCACATTGACAAAGCCACTTATTACACTTTGTACAAATCTAGCCATTGCATTAATAATTGAAGATACCCATTGTGCGCCTCCAGATATCACTCTTGATAACGCTTGAGCCATATATGATGCAACAGCTGATACCACTCTGATAAAACCACTAATCACAGATGATACAAATCTTGCTAAAGTGCTTATGATAGAACTTACCCATTGCGCACCAGTTGATACAACATAGTTATAGGCTTGTACCATTTTGTTCCAAACGGACTGTGCCATTTGTCCAAACCATTGCGTTACACTATTCCAAATTTGAGTGACATATTGAACGATTGCCGACCAAATTTGAGACCAACTTGTGATATTCGTACCGAGTATAGAATTTAGCGTGTTGAATATAAATTCGGAAATCTGAGTGAAAATTGAAACAATCGCATTCCAAATGGTCATCATTACGTTTTGTATTGTAGTTTGTAAAGTTAACCACGCGCCACTAAAGTCGCCAGTTAACAATTGAATAAACGCAGTAAACAAGCCGACGAGCAATTGAACTACTGAAGAAACAATTGCACCTATCGCAGTAAATATCACTGATACGGCAAGCCATAAAGACTGGAACGCACCTATCACTAATTGAATGGCACCCATTACTAAGCCGCCTAGAACGTTCATGAACATTTGACCTAGTTGTTGTAAAATTGGCATAATCGGTTGTAATGTTTGTTGGATAGATGCCCACAATTGAGCAAACCAGCCAACGATAGAACTGATTGCACCAGAAACAGCATCTTTGATACCGTTCCAAGCATCTATAATCATATTTCTAAAGTCTTCGTTCGTTTTCCACAAGTATACGATAACGCCGACTAAAGCTAATATAACGCCAATAACTATGCCAACTGGACCAGTTAAAGCACTAAATGCAGTGCCTAATAATGGTAATAATCTGCCTATATTAGCTATTGGACTGACTAATAAGCTAAACGCACCACGTAAGATGTTTAATACGCCTTTTAGTATGTTGCTAGAAGCCATAAAACGTGCTATTTTGCCGATTGCTTGTAGTAAACTAACACCAAAGACGTTTGATAATACCGTTCCAACCGCAATAATTGGTGCTAGTAATGCCCACATAATGCCGGCTAGTATCATGCCAATACCAACCATCTTAGCAACAGCCGGATGTGTTTCGAATAATTTTGCGATAAAGCCAGTAAACGCAGTTACCACACGTAAAATCACACTTGCAATAGGTGCCATTGCAGTACCAAACGCAACCAATGCACGTACAATGTTGCCAATTAATTGCATGATCACTGGACCGTTTTGTTGTACATATTTAACGAATTGTTTAAAGCCTTCTGATTTGCCAACTTGCTCAGACCATTCTCTGAATTTGCCGGTCATTTTAACTAACCAATCGACGATGCCTGCACTATTTTGCGCAAATGCGACCATTAAATTACCGATACCGGCAAACACATTACCAAATATCTGACCAATTTTAGGCAAGTTTGTTTTTGTATACTCGATAAATGCTTTGATAGCGTTTTGACCTGCAACACTGTTAGCCCAGTTTTGGAATTTTTTACCTAAACTGTCTAAGCCTTGTGCCACCCATAAAAACAACGGTCCTAATTGGGTAAATACATTAACCAAACCATCACCAAAACGTCCAGCAGCACTTAATAGAGTATTGAATGTTTTAACGCCTGTTGTGTTCATCATATTGAAGAACTTACTAGCTGTTTGACTGTTCTCAGCCCATTTTAAGACACTCTTAGAGGCTTGTTCCATACCTTTAGAAACGCCTGCAAGGAATGGCTTCATACGGCTTAAAGCAACATTTACTGTGTTTAAACCGTTAGCTAAAGTATTAAATATCTGCGCTTGATTTTGTTTGATGATACTTTCCCATGTTGATTTAACTTGATCTAAAGACGCTTGATATCGTCTAGTTTCTGCGGTAGCTTGCAGTGTGCCGTCTTTAAGCATTTTCAAAGCACTAATTGCCATACCACCAAACGCAAAGGCGCCTGCACCTGCGATACTAAACGCACCTGCCAAACCTAATATACCGCCTGCTAACACGCCAACTGCATTTAATACAGCCATTAACGCTGGTACTAAACCAGCAATAACAGGTATTAATCCTTGAATACTAGCTATCATTAGCCCTCTGACTTGTTGACTAAAGACAGTGCCAAACGTTCTTATTTTGGTAGCTAAAGCGTCCATTTTATTGCCATATTCATCTAAAGACTTACCTAACGCTTTAGTTAATACTTGCGCTCTCGTCATGCCCCGTGTGTCAAAGTTAACGTGTACCGTTTTATCATGTAATGATGCCAACATTACTTTAGCGCTTATTACTGCACGCTTTAAATTGTCATTATCACCTTTGATATCGACTTGCTTATCGCGTAATCTTTGCAATTCTGCTTTGGCAAAAGATATCGCACGTTTAATAGGGTTGGTGTCTCCATCGATTTCCACCTTATGCTCTCGCCAACGTTGCGCCATTGCTTTGGCTCTTTGAAGATTACGCTGGAATTTACTGATATTGGCTTTCACATCAGTTTCAATCTCATCTGGAATAGATGTTTTAGCTAAAGTCTGCGCTTTTCTAACGTTGTTCTGAAAATCGCGTATATTAGCCATGATGCGAACCATAAAGTTTTTATCCACTTATTCACTCTCCTTTCTGTTTTTGTTGTTCTAGCCAACGTTTAGTACCTGATTTGAATAACTCACGTCTACGTTTTTCATGTTCAAGTTCTGCACGTTTAATACGTTCATAACTACCAGGATTACGTATTTCATATCGTTGACGTTCAATATCTCTAGTCATTCGTTTTAATGATTTATTAGCTTGTACAAGCCCGTTTGCTTGAGCAACTTGTATCATTAACTCTTTTTGATCTAAATACTTATCTTGACCACCTATTATCCAATCTTTCCATTCGTTAGGTGTCATCATCATCAATTCGTTTTCAGGCAAATAACCTATAAACCTACTCGTTAATTGTCTTATTTCTGAATAGTTGAGTAAGGTTCCACGTTCATGATTTCTTTGTAGTTCTCTTTCATGAACTCGATACCAGCTTTCGTTGTTTCTTTGTCCTCGCCCTTCGCCATTTGAGGCGCTTTGTTCATTTGCGTCCAGAACCCTCGAGATTTTTGCTTGAAAAAACCACTATTATTTAATACGTCTAAAGCGCCTTGTAATAATTCGAGTGTGTCTTCTTTTTCTTCAATGATTTCAATTAAAGCTGTTTCAATTTCATCTCTAGAAGGTGCATTTTTACCTAGATATGCAGTAGCACACTCCCAAAAGTTAGCAATAGCAACCGTGTCACGTTCCAAAATACCGTTGTAAATCACATTAAAACCAGGTGTAGTAACCGTTTTGCCGTCCTTATCTTTCGTATCTTCGGCAAACTTCTTTGCTTTAAAGTCAAATGCAAATAATGCTTTAGCTTCTACTTCATTATCATTGATTGTAAGCGTTGTAATTGGATTAAATTCAGTCAAAATGTATACCTCTTTTCAAATTTTATATAAAAAAATAAGGGGACAGATGCCCCCTAAATGTAGAATTAAGCACCAGTGCCACTTGAAGCAGCTGCTTGCTGTTCTTCAAATGAACCAACTTTTTCAGCAAAACTTTCATATTCGACAGTAGGTGCGCCTGCTGCTTCAAACCATTCTGGTGGTAGATTAGCTTCAGTTCCTTCTGCTGAGTTCCATTTAACTTTTAACGTTAATTCAATTTTGTTATCTTCATCATCGAACGACATTTCGTAACTTTCCGGCACTGTGTAGGCAAATACACCATGATATTTACCGTCATCACGTTTGTTACGTTCATACAACCATACACGCAGTTGTTCGCCATTTTTAATTGCTTTTTTAACTTGTTCAATTCCTTTGTCACCAGGAATATTACCGATAGTGAGTTTAAACTCTTCAGAAACGGCATTTACACCATAATCTGTTTTACCGCCACGAATGATTTCAGCCAAGTCATTCTCAATTGTGTGGCCACCTTCTTGTAAGTCAGCTAATAGCAAAGCATCAGTTGGATCTAATTTATCTTTAGCTGGTCTAACTACTGCTAAGTAATTCTTTTGAGCCATGCTTACACTTCCTCTCTCTTAGTTTTATGTCTGAAATTAAATAAAAGTCGAATTGTGCCGTGCTTAGTAAACCTATCTATATCAGGAAATACTGATTGGCTATCAATTCGACTGTATCTAAATTCGTAATTATCTATTTCAATTGGTTTGTTCAACACATAACCAATCGCGCTAATTAATAGCTTGGCCTCGTACTGCGTTGGATATTGCGAATATACATGAAAGACGATACCTACCGTCTCACGCATATTTGCACTACTTTCGTTATTAGTGACGTTGCTCTCACCCACAACAATATATGGGTATCGCACATCATCTTGAACGACATCAAAAACCCTATCACCAACTAATTCGTTAATGATAGGGTCTGTTTTTAATGTTTCGTATAATTTACTTGTAAGTTCAGGTTCAACCGATACCCACATATTTTTAACCGCCTTTTATGAAAAATACTTATTGAATGTTTCTCTACCTGCGTCAATAGCAGGGTTCCAAAAAGGTTGAGCCTCTTGACCGTAAGTTAAATGACCTTCACCGTCAGCGTCTTCATAAAACCACGGTATCTTTTTAGCACGACTACCACCAGGACCTTCTGCATAAATACCAGTCCCGTACTCAACGTAAATAGCGTAATCAGCACCTACACTGATTACACCAGTCAAACCACCATTAGTGAATTTGAAATCAATACTTTCTTTCAAAAAACCTAAGTCAACTGGTGCTAATGCTACCGCAGTGTTATATATCTTCATTGTGGTTTTAGCTATACCTTTTTTCGCCCACTTCTCGACATCTTTTTGATAACGTTCCAACTCAACGACTAAACTATCTGCCCCATATTTCACTTTAGCCATAAGGTGCCTCTTTCAGTCGAATTAACTTAATCTCATGTTGGCCACCTTGATCTACAGGCTCACCTACAATACCGAAGATTTTACCCTCGTATTTAAAGTAATCGTCTTTATTTATTGGTAGGTCATAAGGTACATATAGGTTTCTGTCGTATTCAGATGACATTTGATGATATTTAAGTTGTTCTGAAGTAGTAGGCGTATCCATAAAACCTTTTATAATTTTTTCGCTTTTGTAGCGCTCTTTTTTAAACTTGAAATCGCCTACAACTTCAATTTGACCTTTTGAAATAGCATGTGGAAACTCATCGTATGGGTTAAACATGGTAACCACTCCATCTTAGTTTTCTGAATGGTTTTAAATGGTTATATGTCGCTTCAGGCATTTCAGTTACAAAAGTATAGCTAACCGTACCCATAGAACGTGATGAGATATTGCCGTTTGCACTATATTTAATACATTCAGCAATAAATTTCTCAACGCCAGTAGGCAAATGTTTAATGTCAAAAGTTTGGTTGCAATATTCTTCCGCTAACTTCAAATACTTTGGGATAAGCATATCTATTTCATCATCATGTGAAGTGTCATCAACAGGCGTTTGGTTGAGCATTTTTACATCAAGTGCATCCATTATTCTGCACCTTCTAATGCGTCGATAAGTTCAGACTTTTTCATATGAGAAAAGCCTTCAATATCACGCTCTTTAGCCAACTCTTTCAACTCTGATGCTTTCATATCAGAATAGTTAGTTTGCTCTTCTACGCGCTCTATTAAAGGCTTGTTTTGACGGTTATTATCAGTGGATAATTCAGTTAATCGTTCTTTACTTACGGTTAACCCTTCGCGCGGAAATGGGTCACCTACATTGTAGGCATATTCGTTATCCTGTAAGTCTGTAAAATACTTGATTACTTTATACGTCACTATTAATCACTCCTTATGCTCCAGTGCCAGCACCTTTAGTAATCTTAACTGCTTTACTTTCATCGTAAAGGTAAGCTACATAATGTTTATCACTGTATAAATAAGTTGTTTTAGTTGAAGGGTCACGGTCTGGTTCTAAGAAGAAATCACGTTTAGTGATTAGTTTAACAGCACCTTTTTTAGCTAAAATAGCTTCTCCTTCGTTTAATTTTTTAGAACGTACAATGATAGCACCTAAGGCCTCACCAAACGCACCTTTAACGATAATATCGTCACCTAATTGAGTTGCACGAGTGAAGTTTTCAGATGCACTAGCACGTAATTTACCAGCATCTTTAGGGTTTACAAATAAAACCATTGGTTCTAAATCTTCATCTTCAAATTTATCAATTGCAGTTTCTAAACCAGCCAATGTACCCACATCTGCACTAACTGTTAATTTTGTACCTCTTAAAGCTTCTAGCACATCGTCATCAACTTTGTTTGCAATAGCCAAACCATGTTGACGTACTGCCTCGCCTTGAGGGTCACCGTAACCTGATAGTAAAGCCTCATCTGTGATATGAGTACCTTTACCAATTTTATGAATTTTAGCCTCACGTTTGTTTGTTTCGATTTTGTCTACTGGAATTTTTTCACCTTCCGGTACGACTGTTGCATCTCCACTGTATACAAACGCAGGGAATGTGATTGTATCTCCGGGTTGTCCTACTAATGTATTATCAATTTCTGCAAAAGATGCTAAACGTAATTTTTTATCTAATTCAGCTTGCATCATTGGCGCTAATACTTCAGGTACGATTTGCGTACTTAATGTTGTTGTTCCTTGAGCCATGTTATAACCTCTTTCTTAATATTATTCGACTAATTTGTCGTAAGTAGCACGATCGTTAATAAACAATTCGGTACGTTCCGCGACGCTCATGCTGTCGAATTGTTCTTTTGTAATGCCTGTTTGCATCGTTTCGCCGTCTGCAGGTTTATTACCTACCGGCTTGTTATCGGCAAATAAATAAGGTTTAGCCTCTTTAAGCGTTTCAATAGCTTTATCTAAACCTTTTACAGTGCCATCGTCTTGCAATTCCAACTCATCTTTGTTGATGAAAGCTAGAATGTCGTCAGCATCATTTGCATCTTTAGCAACGGCCAACTTAACAGCGTTATTCAGTTGTGATTGTTTGTACTTATCCTGCCACTCTGCATTACTTTGTTTTACTTCTTCGAGTTCTTTTTGCAACTCGCTATCATCTTTCACAGAGTTTTGTAATTCGACAATTTGATTGTCACGGTTAGTAATTTCGGCTTTAAGTTCCTCGATTTCTGCGTTTTTATCATTTAAACGCGAACGTGGAACCATTCCAGATTTACTTTCATCAATAGCATCAATTACTTTTTGTTTATCGATTTCACCGTCTTTAAATTGTCCTAATAATGCGTATAAATCCATGTCTAAATACTCCTTTTACGTTTTTAACGTGTTACGACACGAAAGATTTGTATAAAAAAAGAAGCCTTTTAACGACGGTGCTAAGGTCGAGTGATTACTATTTGCGTTTATTCTTCTCCCATTCACGATATGTCGTGAATGGTATAACGCCGTCATCTTTTGTTCTCATGACTGTAGGCAACTCATCTTCATCGAAGTAATATAATAATTTACATCGACAATTGATATTCTCTTTGGCACTAGCATCACCTACAAACAATTTAGGCGCTTGTCCGACGCAACCAGATGAATGGAAGTTATCATCGATATCAATCGCTTTTCCGTCTAAATGTCGATGTGTGTCACGTGTCCTATTATCTTTAGTAGCTAACCAACGTTTTTTCATTCCACTTAAACCATTATCTTTAGCTACTTTTGCACTATCCAAACCAGCTTGTGACATTGCTCTACCTGCCTCTGTACGTGCCACACGTTGAGCTTGCGCCTTAGACATGCCCAAATCATCACGTAACGCTTTTGCTATATGTGTATAACCTTTACCGTTTACAATACCTTTAGTGATTTCTATACGTATTTTTTTAAGTACGTTAGAACGATGTTTTTTGAGTGTTCCGGTTAACTCGATATACTTAATCGGTTGTTCAATTGCCTTAGTAATTACAGACGCAGTAGGTACATCAAACTGCATAGACGTTTGACTTGCCATTTCATACAAATAAAGGCTCATCAAAAACTTTTCAATATAAGCGTTTTGTTGCGTCTGACGGATAGTTTTAGCAACTTCTCTGTAATCTTCCGTCAACATCTCGCCTATTCTGATAAGTTCTTTATTGAGCCTGTTGTATTTATTAAATTCAGTCCACGTAACATATACGTCATCAGACTGATACTTTTCAAACATATCTGCTATTTCTTGTTGTATTTGTTTTAATCTACGTGAGAATAGTATTTCTAATTCGCTTTCTGCTCGTTTGATTAGTTGGTCGATATAGTTATCAATGTCATTCTGGTTGTTTATCTTCGGATTGCTTTTGTTCTGGTTGTTCTTGCTCGCCATTCACAGCACCTCCGTCATCGATATCTGGCAACTGTCGGTTATATTCCATTTGCTCTTGGTCAATGCGTTCCAATTCAGCTGTTGGATCATCTACCCACGGGTGGTGCTTAACAATCGTTTCTTTAGACAATATGCCAGTCGATTGCACGGCAATTTGAGAGCTTTCTAAGTCATTCATCATTCTGTTAAGACTAAACGTAATTTCGATGTCTTTCGGATCTATCTTCAATTTGTAAAAATCGACGATAAACTCAATCAACTCTTGAATAGCAACAGTAGCTTTATTCTTTAGCTTGTTTGCTTTCAAATCTAAATTACCGTATAAAAACTTGAGTGCAATACCACTAGGCGCAGCACCAAATTTGTCTGTTTGAAAGTCGACACCCTGGCCAAACTCCATAATATTCTGACGCATCATATCAAGATATTCTTTTGTACTAGCGACTGGCACCTCAACTTGTATCGTTTCAACGCCACCTTCGCTATCTACATTGATTGCTTTGTAGTATTTTAAGCCTTGCATAAACTCTTTAAGGTTCTCGCCCTCGTAACCACGTAAAATGTAGATTAACTCTGCACTCTCATCAAACATGTTTTGCGTATCAGATAAACGTTTATCGATAGCATCAATAATCGTTTTGTATTGCCAAATATCAGATACCTCTTCTGAGTTATTTTTGAATGGAATAAATGGCACGCGACCCCAACTGCCAGTTGAGAAGTGCGTTTGCTTGTTGTTCTCACCATAGTAGTAATCGTTGATTAATGACCCATTCTCATACACATAGTATGTAACATCAGTATCGGTCCAATACTCTACTTTAGTTTCATCATTTAATTTAAACACACGTATAAAAGCTTGTAGTGTATCTCTCTTGCTATCAGTCCAAATCGGTATAGATTGCTCGGCAGGTACTCTGAACAGCTTAAAATCACCATTCTCATCAATATATGGTTGGACCCACTCAACGCCTTTATTGCTTGCAGCGGTGAGTACATCGATCAATTCATTATCCCAACGATTATCTAGCACCTGGTGTATCGTATCTAGTACCTTTTCGTTCTCGCATGAGTAACTAACTGGGTTTGTAACAAGATATGCTACTTTTTGGTCAACTAAATTTTGATGATAGTTAGTAGTAATACGCCAATCTGGTTTATCTATGTCGAGATTACCGTCTAAGTCATATTTATACTTTTGTCTGTAAATGTCATTATCTTTATCGTAATAGCGTTGTCCTGTTGATATGCGTTCAATATCCTTCTGATGATTTTGTACTAATCGCACAATCATCTCTTCCTGCGTTTCAACTTTAGGCGCTAACTGTTCTGTTATTTCTTCGTAATATGGTTTTTCCCATGGCCAACGAATAGTAATCACCTACCTTAATATATTCATATGGTTTTGACGCATATCACGTTCTAATGCGTAACGTGTAGCATCAATCGTATGGTTGTCTTTATCTTCTAATCTTGGTTTGACGTTACCGTCTTTGTCTGTTTCGTAATCAATATTTTCAAATTCTCTTGCTATATTAGGTGTACGTGTTGGATCAATCACAATAGCGTCTAAATCATCAAGCCATTGTTCCCCATGTTCCACGCTATCCGGACCTTTCTTAACACCTTTAATACGTCTGATGCCATGTTCTTGCTTTAACTCTGCAATCGACTTAGGCTCTGCACTATCTGCGTATATCTCATCAGATTGATAACCTTTCTTCTTCAACCAATTACCAAACTCCCTATTGCTTATCTGCACGCCATAGTGTTCATCAACTGCGTAGATAATACGTTTCTTTTTATCATAATGCCAACGTACAAAAGCTAAAGGGTCAGTAGCATAACCAAAGTCAACTGCGTTACGGATATTATCGAATGAGTTATATAAGTCGTCTGGTATCTTTTCGATACGCAGATTGTTAAACGGTACAACACCACTACCAATCGCCTCACCTAAATACTCCCAGCGATACCTTAATTCATTACGTTGTTTAGCACTCTCTGCCTCTTGTATAAACTGTTTAGATATAAAAGGGTTATTCAAGTAAGTTGAGTGATGTACAAAGGTATTATCTGGTTGGAATGACGTTTCATATTTCTTGTTTGCCCAGTGTTGTTTACGCTTTGCCGGGTTATACGAGAAATAGAATTTGTAGAATAAGCCTTCGTCTAACTCTCCACGTAACATTGAGTTGGTAATAGTAGTCACTTCATCTTCTGTTTTAAATTCGCCCAATTCTTCTATCCACATAATAGAAAAAGGGAACCGACTATCTTTTAACGACTTTAATCGTTCAGGGTTCTGCGCCCCTCTGAAGATAATTCTGTTCCCTCTTGGTATGAATGTGATTTCCATTGGCGATACTTTAACTTTGAATAAGTGAGACACTTTTTGTTCTTCTATCGCCCATTTTATCTGTTCAAATACAGATGTTGCTAATGTGTTATCTGTTTTACGCACAACTACGGCATTCATTGGATAACGCATAATCAGTTGAGTAATGATGATGGATATATCAGACGACTTACCACTACCACGCCCACCTTTCGCTACTACGTTGAGTATGTCAGGGTTCTTAGTTGCTCTCCACAAATCATGAAAGTGCTTAGGTATCAGTTGGGATAAGTTAAGTAATGTCGTCATTGAATTGTACCGTCGCATTCGTTTCGATTTGTTGGCGTTCAACCGGGTTGTAACCTGTACGATCTAATATATCTTTAGACGCTTGGAACCTAACCAACTCACTCTTAGCGTTAAGCAAATCAATCATTGTTTGCAAAGCTTTAGGTACTTGGTTAGATAAATGTTCTACTTGATACCCTTTGAACCCTTCTCTAAATTTTTCATTATTCTTCCAACGAGATATAGTCGAACGGTTAACGTCAATTTCTGACGCAATCTCGCTTTCGTTTAAATTCGTTTCGTTCTTGAGCCGTATATATTCTTGTTGTTTTTTTGTTAATTCTAAATATGCCCCGAATGTTGCATTGTTTTGCATGTTTGTCATGTCATATATCACACGCCTTTACGTTAAATACTCTTTAAATTTGTAATAAAAAAAGACTACCCAAGTTACTCTCGAATAGTCACATATGGGAGGTAATTAATAATGCAAAATCAAGTTTATCCAGAAAGGAGAAAAAGCACCTACCCAACGGATAGGCGCTCAAGCAATCAGTGGCTGGCCAATACGACCATTACCAAACTTAATCACTTTCAATGAGAACTACCCAGCTACCTCAAAACGAGGGTTCATGTGGATAGTTCTTACACAACAATTATATAAAATAATTTTACCCTTTCAAAATAGTGTCATTTCAGTCATTTTCGTCATTTTTGTCATTTATGTCATTTTTGTCACTGTAACAAATATATTTTTTCTGCTAAGTCATCCTTACGTGCTAAAAAGTTAGTTCTATTTAATCGAGAGTTTGGCATATCTTTTATTATTTCATCTCTGCGTCTGCCTTTTTTTAAGTGGCTTAAGAATATGAAATCGACATGACCTAATTTTTGCTGCGATTGATTAATAAACTCTACCTCTTCTAACATTTGAGCATGACGCTTACTCATTCTCTCACGACGTATAACAGCGTTCTCTACCTTACTACCGTTTTGCCCCTGTGGTTTAGGTAATGTCGCTTGTATACCATATTGTGCAATCGAATTACTATCACATTCTGGTATAACAGTAACTAGATATTTACACGTCATTTGGTAGTTATCAATCATGTTTAGTATTGCTTCTTTAGAATACATTAATCTAATGCCTCCAATTTGGGTGTTAATTCCATTACTTTTCCGCCGTACTTTTCAGCAGTTTCTTTAGCTAAACTTTCTAATTCAAAATTACTGGCACGAAATACATCTTTTGTGAGTGCTGGCATTGACTGAAATTTACGAAGGTAACAAACGTCATTTATTTTTATCACGTATCTTTTATTCACTTACATTCCCCCTTGCTCTTCATACATATCCACACTAGATATATAATAGGTACCAATACTATCCAATAAGTCATCGTTTTACACCATTCAAATCTGTCTGATCACTCTCCCTAGCATAATCACTAGGCACTTCCACATCATCTTCACTCTGCAACTTAACGATAAGCTCGTTAGTTAGATATTTACTTAGTTCATACAAAACGATGATGAACCATATTTTTATTACGCGTTTAATCATTAAACAATCGCTCCTTAAGTTTTTTATAACCTTTAATGACGGACATCAAAGCCTCTTTCTGACGTTGCGCTTTATATACTTTCAACGCCTCTCCCTTACTCTCTGCCTCAACAATAGAGAGAGTTTCGTTTGTGCGTGCTTTCTCAATGTCAGTGTGAATGTGACCTGTGCTATCTTTGAATTGTCGTATTAGGTATTGTGGCACGGTATCACTCCTTACCTAAGATTTGCTTTATTTTAGTTAGTACATCGCTATCTTCTTTCTGATCATATTCGAAATAATAACCACCTGTTTTATTCCTATCTCCATTTAAAACTTTACTTATATTTCCTTGTTGTAAACCTGTGTATGTTACAGCGTCTTTTACACAATCAAATTTCATAATCAACTCTTTAGTTTTATAATCGTACATAGATATAGGTCTACTTTTAACTAATTTAAACTCTTGCAATCCTTTTTCTGCATTTTCTTTAGAAGTAACAAATTGCATATTTTCATAAAAATAACCTAAATTAGGGTTAATTCTATCTATACTCGGCGCTAAACCTCTATCAAACCCACTATTTTTATAATTTTCGAATAGCTTCACAAACGAATAATGTTTAATAAATTTTGTAGTAAATTCTTGCACGCTGAACGGTAATTCTCCAAACCCTTTTTCTCTGTTTCTTGACGCCATTGCATAGTATAATTTATTCAAAAAACCAAACTCAGTTTTTGTATATTCACGTCTATAATTCTTGTGGTAATCTTTGCCTTTAGATATTTTATCTACAATATCTAAATGAACAATTCGTTTAACACAACCGCAATCTTTTCTTCTTCCGGATGTTAAATATTGCATAGGAAATAGTACGGTGTTACCACATTCACATTCGCAATCGTAACAGATTACTTTTTTACCATTAGGTCTTATTTTTACAATCCTTTCAACTGGTTTTAATTTCCCAAAAACTTGTCCTAAAATATTAACTTTCATTTTTGTAGGCGTTTCAGCTAAAGGAAAGTCATCAACATTTGAATGTACTCTAACCATTCAAATCACTTTCCTTAATAAAAGTACCGTTTATAGTACGCCCTTTTCTCCCTTTGATTTCGTCATATGCATACTGTAAACACTCCTGTAACGTCATATCATGTTGTTGCGCCAATATAATTAATGTAACGACTGTATCGCCTATCCCGTCTTTTAATGCGTCCATTTGCCTACGAGATAACGCTGATGCAACTTCGCCTGCTTCTTCATAAAATTTAAGTGCTTGTCTATCTGAATTACCATTGTGTAAATCTTTATCAATACTCCATTGTTGGACTTGTTCTACTAATTGATCTAAAGAGCCAAAGTTTTCTGTTTTTGATTGTCCTAATGTGTTCATTTATTGTTCCTCCCAGTATTTGTCTACAATTTTTGTGATTTCATGTGCATAATCATCAGGCGCTACTATATAGTCAATGTTTAAAATCTCATCAAACGCCTCTGCCTTCCTTTTCACTTCTGCCATATCATTGATGAGTTCATCTCGTTGCTTACGGAAGCTATCGCGTTCATCTTTAAGGTTATGATTTGCCATCGCTAAGGTTGATAACCTATCTTCTAAATCTTGATATTCTTCTAATGTCATTCTTACTTCTGCCATTTACTCGTCCTCCTTAAAAATCTTCGTACCAGTTGCCTACTTTAACTATATCGAGCATAGTGTTTTGTAAATTACTTAAAATTTCACCATCGATATCTATATTATTTTCAAACTCTAAATATTCTTGAGTGTTACTTCCTTCATACGTAGCTCCCCACTCTGTTCTAATGCACTGAAATTTAAAATCATAGCCTGCATATTTAACATGACATTCCAATTCATTGTTTTTGTTTTTATATATTTTAATCATCTCAAACACTCCCTGTTCCTTTTTATGTCACACTCACTAACTTTTATCGTCACTCTACTTCCTGCTACCTTAACCACAAAGCCGTTGACACCTAGCTTGCGTAATTCTTGTTGTATCTGTGTAGGTGTCTTGCCTTGTGTAGCATAGCGATAGCGTTGGTTAATTGTGTTGGATAATATCATTCCAACTCACCTACAATCGCGTCAACTACATTTACGGTCACTGCATTACCTGCTTGTTTATATAATTGTGATTTACTCACTCCGCTATTTTTAGCTTTATAAAACTGTTCATCTGTAAAGCCCTGAAGTCGCCAACATTCTAACGGTGTAAGTTTTCTAACCCTTAATTGATCAACAACAAGTAAAATAGCTGTTTTAAACCCTTCTGGTCTAGTCGTTAATGTAGGACTTAAACCGCTTTTATCAATTGTTTTATTAAAAGCATTAATTGTGTAACCATCACGTATTTCTTCCATGTTTTCTTTTATAGTTTCAACAGCTTGTTTGCCCATACGTCCATATTCTTCCTTAGCGAGATAACCCGACTCTGACAAATAGTAAGTTTCGTCTACGTCTTTCTCTAAGATGTCAACTAGTCGTGTTGTAACATTACACGTAGTATTTATTGGCAACAAATTGGTTAATGTAATGTTCAACGAGGCCCATTTTTTCAACTCCTGCAGTTTTTTCGACATATTGATTGCTCCCTTCTTGGTTTTTCATCCAATCACCTCAAATATATTCGAATATGTTTTGTTGCCCGTAACTGATATTGTTTTCGTCTTTCTTTCTTCCAACGATATAAATTCTTTCTCTGTTTTGCGACATTCCATAGCATTTAGAATTAAAAACATCAAAATCTAGTTCATAACCTATTTCATCAAATGCTAACAACATTGTTCGAATTGTATTTCCTTTATCGTGACTAATAAGACCTTTTACGTTTTCAAAGATGAAATATTTAGGTTCAACATTCTTGACTGCATTAACATAGCTAAAGAACACTGTCCCTCGAGTATCTTCAAAACCTTTTCTTTTGCCTGCAATAGAGAATGATTGGCAAGGTGTTCCACCCACGATAATGTCGCACTTACCTTTAAACTGTTGCCAATATTCATCACTAACTTGCGTAATATCCCCTATATCTATTTCATTCTCTGTATCGTAAATTGCTTTATAACTTTGTTTTGCGAACTTATCTATTTCTGCGAATGCTACGCAGTTATGACCGTGTTTCTCTAATGCAGAACGGAAGCCTCCAATACCACTACATATGTCTATAAACTTCATGCGTCCTCCCACTTCTCAAATGCACGATTTAAGTACCAACGTGCTTTATCTAAATCTTCTTTGCCGTTTTTATGATTAGCACGACTGATATATTTGATTGCATTACCGATACTGAATGCTAATTCTGGTTTGTAATCTTTCGTTACTTGTTCAATAAAATCTATGACTTCGATGTCACCGTATGTGTATTGTTTTGGCTTATCCACCATGTCTACTTTTTTATTACTAATAATTGTCATTTTCATCTACACCTTTACTATGTCGTATCTATCATCAATCTTTACTAACTCACTACCAACACGAACCTTAAGGTAAGGTTCGCCATTAAAGTTATAATTCAACTCTTCCACAACTGCCGGGAATGATGTTTTAGCTTTAGGATATTTAAACCAAATGTCATCGCCTGGATTTAATTCATGTAATTCCATTCCGCTACCCCCTCTGCACATTGCCGTATTGATCTGTTTTGACTTTGGCAAATACATTGTTATCGAATAAGTGAACGCAATATTTATCAAATAAATGTTTTTGTGGTGTACCGTTAAATAAATGTGGCTTACGTTCTTTTAATCTATTTAACTCACGTTCTTTTATACGTTCCTCACGTTCTCTCTGTTCTGCTAAGTAATTCATGTCATCATCACTTTCTTTTTCATAAATTGTGTAATCTTCCGGTATAACTTCCTCGATAGGTTGTTTTCTAACTCTTGAGAATATTTTTTGTGTGCTTAGATTATGTTTTTGTCGCATATCTTCAAAATCTGACCTTTTAATGTAGTAAGTATCATTAAATACTGGTACTGCTAGATACACATCATTTTTAAACGGTACAAAGTTATGATTTAAATAAATCGCATCTTTAATGTTCCAACCCTTTGCGATACGTTCCTCAAATGCATCGGCCGTTACCTTACCTTTACGCATTTGATTAATTTCGACTTTCGATAATGTGTATTCTTGACCTTTGTACATAATTCTTTTCGCTTTAGGCATGGTGTCACTTCCACCCCTCTGATATAACGCTAAGGTTCTCTACTTGTTTAATATCTAAGTGTTTGTCAAACTCATTAGGGTACTTTTCTGCCATCTCAAGCACCTGCTCTTCCGTCTGCTTTTCGTTATCCGGAATAATGTAAGCTGTGCCTTCGATTTTGAATGTAACTGCTAATTTAGACATTGCTCATCACTCTTTTCTTCTTAGATTTGTGACTTTTTGTGTTTTATTTCTTTTTGGAGTTCCTTTATTTCGTCGATAAGACTTTTACATTCACGTTTTTTACCCCTTAAAATTTCTTCTTTAGTTTCAATTTCCTTATAAACATTCTTTTTTGCATCTTTTTTTCTATAAAGAGAAAATCTATGGTTGAATTGATTTTGGTCTAACACGTAAAATAAATCGTCGTTATCATACATAAATTTTTCATCATCATCTAACGACATTTTTACAACTTCTCTCATATCAAAAAGTGGTTTGAAAAGATTGATATTATCTGATGTAACTTCAATAATTTCTGGGCCGTAATTCCAATACGTATCTTGCATGTAATATTTATCGTTTGTTTCATCTTTGACTAGTTTGAAAACCCAGTTCTTACAGTGATAAGGCATAAATTCTACTCCAAAATCTTCTGGAGATGCTTCATATAAAAAATTTTCATTTAAGCTATTCTTAATTTCTTCCATTCTTCATCTTCTCCTTCTTACGCTTTCTGCGTACTTTGCTTAATTCTTCATACGTTATCCATTCTTGACCTGTATATTTAGGCGCTTTACATATCCATGTGAGTTTTACTTTCGGATATTTATGTCTAAACATTTTCGCTTTCAACTTCGCTACTTCTGTTGGCATTCCTTTTACGTCTATCACTTCGACCAGCACGTCATCTTTGAATAGTGCAAAGTCTGCGATATATTCTGTTTTACGTTGCTTATCAAATTTAGGTATCAACTCATATCTAGGTTGCAACTCGATACGGTCATATCCCTTACCTAAGTTACTTTCTAAATACTGGTAGTAATCGCATTCGACTTTGCTATCGAACACGACACCTTTATATTCAACTTTCTTAGCATTGTATTTACTCACGTTGTCACTCCTAGAATAAGAATTCATCTATTGTTGTCTGCTGTTGTAATTCTTCTTTTCTAAATAATTTATGCTTACGTTTCATCTTTGCTAACTCATCTTTAGTCACAGATACTTTAAAGTACTTATCACTCATTCCTCCTTTATTAGCAAGATAGAAAGTACCGTCATCTCTAGGTAGTACTCTAAGCATTTCCCAACCGTCACTTTCATATAGGCTATATGCGTTAGGTTGATTTTCTATAAGTCCCATCGCTTTGCCTCCACTTTGTTTCATCTAATATTTTTGATTTAACGTTATCGTAATCATCAAAAAAGGTTATTTCTTCATTTTTTAATAATCTATCTACTGCCCAACCCATTTCTAAAATGCTTTTTTGAATGATTGGGTCATCTTTGTAATCGTTACGGTACAAGTCGCCTAACAACGTTTGTAATTCTGCAATAATCATTAGTAAAACCTCTGTGTTTTTTTGTAGAATTCAAGTTCAACAACGCCCGTCTCACCGTCTTTATTTTTAACGACGTTTAACTCAATATCTGATTTACCAGTTTCATCATCTGCAATTTCACGGTTATAATAGTCATCTCGATAAAGCATGAATATCATGTTCGCATCTTGCTCAATGCCCCCAGCCTCTCTTAAATCAGACATCATAGGGCGTTTGTCTTGCCTACTTTCAACACCCCTACTTAATTGTGATAAAGCAATGATTAAGCAACCTGTTTCTTTAGCTATAATCTTTAAATCACGACTAATTTTTTCAACTTCTAAACGTCTATCTTTTTGTGGCAAGTCAGATTTCATTAACTGCAAGTAGTCGATACATATAATTTGTGGTTTATCGCTATCCCTCATAGCAATTTCTCTCACATCTTGTGGTGTAATTTGAGCATGATCTTCAATTCTAAAGTTGCTATGTTGTTTAATGTCGTTGATTGCTGACATTATTCTTTCAACTTCATCATCATTTAGCCCATCTGACTTTTTAATCTTATAAAGTGGCACACCAGATATCGCAGACGTTAGACGTTCAACAATGTTGTTACCTCCAGTTTCTAAACTGAAGAAGGTAGTCGGATACCCCTGTTGTGTCAGGTTCCAAATCATATTTAATGCTAGGGCAGTTTTGCCTGTACTAGGTCGCCCTGCAAGCACGTTTAATTGTCCTTCTTCAAAGCCATGTATCTTTTCATCTAACTTATTAAAGTTCGTCGTTATAAACGTCTTAGGCGTATCTGATAAGATGTTTTCCATAACAGTTGTTAGAAATTGGTCTGTCGGGTTGTCTTTCTCAATGTTTAACTCACTTAACCTTTTTAATTGGTCGATTAGATAAGTAAAATTCTCTTTTGTTGGTACTGATTGAAACTCGCTAACTTCGACCTTAGCCTTATTCAAAATGTAGTTGTTTAAGATATTTAGTTGATCCTGCATAAAAAACACTTTGTCTGTACCTTTAGAGTTATACAATTGGGTTAATACCTTAGTTGGTATAAATTCAGCATCTTCTCTGCTTTTGTAGTAAATCTCGTTTACATCTACTTTGCCTTGTTCAAGTATATACTCGATAAATTTTTGCGCAGTAACATCTGTAAACATTACAGGTTTGAGTTTTAACTTACTTAACAATTTAGGGTAGTTCATCAGATTAGACACAATAGCGTGTTCGGTTGATAAAACATCAATATTCTTCATCTACAACACCCCATTCTTGTTTCATCTGCGCCCATTTTTTCTTACGTTCTTCATGACGTTTTTTAAATTCTGGGTCATGTTGTAATTTGTATGCTTTAGTTTGTTCTTTAGGTATCGTGTCAATCACTTTTGTTTTAGGTTTATAAGCTAATATGTCAGATAAAGTAGGTTTATACTTCTTTTCTCTGATGTATTGCTCTGTTTTTAATAATGTCGGTTGATAGTCCCCATATTTTATTAATAGGTGTAGCCATTCTTTCAAAACTTGTTCGTCACTATCGAACTTCATATTGTAAATAGTATTGATTTTATTAAGAATGATTGCAGCCTCTTTTTTAGTCATAGGCATTTGTTATCACTCCTCGTTCAATATGTCGTCTAGTAAAGTTCCTTTTGCTTGTTGTTTAGGTTTTACTTTGTTTTGAGCATCTTCTTTAGTTTTCACATTTTCTTTAGCCCAATTATTTAAAACTTGAATTAAATAACCAACATGACACCCTTTTTCATTCGTGTAATCAGTAGCAATTTCGATAACCTCATCAGCATGTTCCCCTATATCGTCGACTGCATATCCTATCTGTTCCATTTGATAAGGGGTTAAGTTATTATCTAAAAATGTGATTACATAATTAATTGCTTTTGAGAAGACGTCGTTACTTCTATCTTCTCTATTCTTATTCTTATATTCTTCTTCTCTTTCTTCTTCTTCTTCTGTATCGTTACGTAACGTTACGGTAACGTTATTTCCTATTTGGTTTTGTTTTTGTCGTTCTCTATATCGTTGTTGTCGAAGTCTATTCTTTTCGTTATGCTTACTTTTACTATCTAAACTTTGATGTTTCTCCCAATTTTTAACTTTGTATGCACCTCTGACTTCTTCTACCATTCCTAATTCTTCAAAAGTTCTCATTGCTAATCTGATTGAATTAATAGGTCGATTGAATTCATTAGCTAACATTTCATCGTTGTAAGGTAAGTTTTCTGATAGCATGATGTAACCTTGTTCATTGTATTTACCAGCAAGAGTTAGCAACTTAACCCAAACGGTTATGATTGTGTCACGCTCTGGTAATGCCTCTATATATTTAATTTTGCTATCATCAAACATTCCGACTTTTAATTTTATCCATGATACTTCAGCCAATATCACTACCTCCTTTAAGCATATTATTTAGTCGATCGTCCACATCAACCCAGCTATCTGTTAAGTGATATTTTTGATTGAATGTGTCCATTCCTATCTGGTGCTGTTCTGTGTGGTGGTTCCTGCACAACGCTAATACTTGGTTACCTACATGATTTATCTTGTTACGATTTCGACCTTTACCTACTGCGTATCGATGCGCTAAATCTGAATGTGGTTTACCGCAGATAACACAGTTACGATTGACCGTAGCCCAATATAAAAATGATTTGTCTTGCTTGAGTAAGTCGCTTGTTTTATATGCAAGTGGTATATCGTTATGAAATATCCAGTCCAATGTAACCTCGATAATTTGGCTTGCTTGTGTACGTGTGCAATCACTTAATGAGATGCGCTTGTCGTAGCCGTAGTAAGTCCGAACGTATTCGATGAACATATGGCGCATGTAGTCCATAGGTTGCCCTGTATGAGCCTCTATGTCCTTTACAAGTGCAAATATCTTACGACGTTGTTTTCCGGTTATTCTGAAAGGGTCTACGACTTGCACATCTACCTCTACTTCAAACCCGTTATCAAGCAAGAGTGAAGTTTTGTTATCTAGTTCTACACCCTCAATGACAACGGTAGTTGTACCGTCGTCTTGAATGATGTAATTTTTAATAATCGGCATCTATATCAGTCCAATCAGAAAGGCAAATCTGAGTTATCGATGTCTGTACCATTATCAAATGGATTATTTCCTGCTGTTGCTTGTCCTCTTTGTTGTTGAGGTTGGCCGTTTTGTTGGTTGCTACCTTTGCTATCTAAGAATTCAATTCTGTTAGCAATCACTCGTACTACTGAACGATTGTTTCCTTCTTTGTCTTGAAATCTATCTTGTTTCAAGTTGCCTTCGATTAAGATTTTGCTACCTTTACCACAATAGTTATTAAGTAGTTCAGCAGTTTTACCAAACGCTACAATGTCAAAAAATGAAGTGTCGTCTTTTTTGAATGGGTTGTCTACTGCTAATGAGAAGTTAGTTACTTGAGTTTGTCCTGCTTGTTTAAGTTCTAAATCTTTAGTGATACGTCCTGTTAAAATCGTTAAATTAGTCATTTGTATTCTCCTTATATTTTTTCGCCATTGCTTGAATGTTATTGATTGTAGTTACTGCTTGTTGTTCAGACATTGACGTGTAATCTTGTATTCCAAATGTACTTTCTGCTTGTTGTTGCGTTACGTCTTTTCCTAATGACTTCATCAAATCAACAAAATCAAACACTTCTTGTTTTAGAACGCCAACCGTTTTACTACTTACCTTGTTATATTTTTCTTGTTTTTGTTTTGCATCTGCATCATCTTCATCAGTCGGAATATTAAAGAATTTCATTAAGAAATATCTTTCTGCATAAGTTAATGCAGTACCATGTGCTTTTGATACATCGTCTTGTTGACCTACTGCGAAGAAAGGTACTTCTAAAATTTCTTGTGGATTATCTGCATTGATCCATTTATAAGTCAGTTTCAATTTAATAATATGTTCTGGCTTACCTTTCGCATTTGTGGTTTCAGTTACTTCTTCGTTTTCTGTGTATGGTACAAGTAATAAATTATGTTCAATCATCTTGTTTCTTATTCTATGAAGGACTTGAGAGCCACTTACATAAGAATAGTTGTAACCTTTGGTGTCTTTAGTAAAACCATCAATATTGGCTTTAACATCTGCTATCTTTTGAAATAAATTAAGTTGTTCAGCCATCGTTTATCTCCTCCAAATCTTCAAAACTGTATACTTTACGCGTTTCTTTCGTTTCGATTGTTGATACTTCAATCAAATGTTTATCCCAGTCAATGTCTATATCTTGCAAACCATCGAATTTACGAGCATTACGTCTTAAAGCATTGTAATTAGCGTATTCTTGAGCAGTAGGTTTATTAGTGATCCAACGTCCAAAGTAATTATCTTTGATGCGATATTCTACTTCACAATTTAATATTGGCTCTTGCATCGATATACTCCTCCAGTCTTTTATTCGATCTATCTGCCCTAGCGTCTGCGCTTTGGTACAATTCCATATAAAACTTGATGTCGTTTTGCAATTCTTCAATATGGTCCTGCGCATTTTGATACTGGCGTTCTAAAAATTTATAATCATTAGCAAGTAAAACTAAGTCGATACTGTCTTTACAATATTTGTTAAAATCCTTTTTACTTACCTCTATTGTTTCGGCCATAGTTGACTTCCTCCGTATATTTTGATTAAATTAAGTTGTATATTTTGATTAAATTTTGACTGTTACTCATTGGCGTGGGTATCAGTCTTTTTTTGTGCGTAAAATAATTTGTCGAAAAACAGATACGTTAGCATTGATGCTAATAATGCAATTGCAGCTGCATTAGTGATAAACACATTTAATGCGATTAATAATAGAAAGAACACTGCAATAAACATAAAACCTGTTAGTACAAACGTTTTATCGTCATTCGTCATTTCTTCATCCCCTTGTGAATTTCTTCAAAATGTTCTTCGATAAATTTATTCATCTTTCTTGCGTTGAATCTCCAACGATTTAAACTTTCATCTGGATAATGTGCGATACCTTGCTTTTTAAGTAATTTCTCAAACTTCGGATTGAATAGTAATCTATCTTTAATAGTGTCGTCAGATGACATTTTGAGTTTCTTTTTCAATTCTTTTAAGTCCCAAACGGGATCTAGTGAGTAGCTTAATAGTTCTTCATATTCATCTATAGAGACAAGTACATGTGTGTCCGGTATTGGTACAGATACGGTTAAAGTTTGCGTCATCTTAGATACTCCTTTCATGTATAATGTTGTTATCCCTTTAAGAAGGGAGGTGTTGCCTATGGCTAAGAACCCGCCTAAAGACGGACGCCGTAAAGGTGCGGTGAAAAGTCGTTCTCAAGTTAAAAACCCTAAAACAAAACGTTACGTCAAACGTAATTCTGAAACTGGTAGATTTATGGATATGAAATCAGATTCAAAACCGTTTAAGGGAGTTCGTAAGGAACATTAACTTGATGAAAGCTGCTCTAATTCATTTAGAGTGGCTTTTAAATTGTTTTGATTTAAAACTTGGTTAAACACTATTGATAAGTTTTTTACTTGTTCTTCATCGTGTTCGTCATAACCAGCTTCATACAACATTGCATGTAACATCTCGTGCACTAAAACTTGCTTCTTACGTTCGGTTGACAAACTTCTTTTAATTTGTATTACGCTTTCTCTATAGATACACAAACCTAAGCAACTTGGATCATTGTCAACTTCTTCAATTTGAAATACATTGTATTTCACACCACATACATCGATATTCATAGCGACCTCCTTTAAGTTGTTTGTTCGATTGTGGGTAGAATGTCGTTATCTTTTAGTAATTCGTAAATGAACAATCTACCTTTCTGTGTCCATTTAGTATTCATGCGAACCGATGTGCTACCGTCTTTATGTTCAATCTCAGTAGTAGATGAATGTGTGTAGCCTTTAGCATGTAGGTTAGAATATAGTAACCACTGACCAGATTGTTTATATTGAACTTTCAGTTCATGCAGTAACTTGTTTAATGCTTGAGCCGACATTCCGTAATCTTTAGCAATCTGACCGACTGTAACCAAACTTTTATTGTTTAATATTGTGTCTAGATAAGATGCTTTAGGTTCGTACTCAGCAATCTTTTGTTTTTGCATGTTGTTTTCAAGTTGTAACTGTTGTTTCTCTTTTTGTTCTTCTATCCAAAGTTCAGCACGTTTGACTGGATCCTCAATCATGTAACTTGCGATAGGTTGTTTGAGTTGGTTTTCCATTTCGTTAAATTTATTGATATACGCCATTTTGAAATCGTTGTGACCCTGAATGTTGAACATGTATAAAGTGAAACCGTCTTTAGTTAGTAGATATTCTCTGTTACGCTTGCCATTTCTAGCTTTATATTGATGAGGAATTAATAGGGTCGAAATGTCGGCTCTACTCTTTTTAATCATTTCATCGATACCTTCTAAAACATGTTTATGTTGTCTGCCTATTTCCTCTGCTACTACTCGACTAGAAACGACTGCTCCTAATTCTGAATTATTTTCAATTTGTATTTTTTGTAATGCTTGCATTTGTTTTCCTCCTTTAAGTTAAAACTTTCTTTTTACGTAAGTCTTTGCTAAAAAAAATATCTCTTCCTTCTTGAGGCGTTAAATCTAACGCGAAATAAATTCCATTTATTACCGGATATGAAGGTTTAGTTCTTCCATGTATCATATTGGACAATGTATCTCTATTAACACCTATTTCTTCAGAAAGAGTTTTGATGTTGTGTCCTTTTAAAGCCATTTTTGATTTTAAAAGTTTAGTGTCGATAGGCATTTTCTTTTCACCACCTTTCGTATTACGTAAGTAATCTTATCATGGCTGTACAAAATAGGTCAAGCATTTTACGAAAGTTTTTAAGAAAAAATATTGCAAATGGCGAAAGTCTTCCTTATAATATAGTTATCAAGTAAAAGGAGCTGTATTACGATGTGCTTTTCAAAAAGAATGAAACAATCAAGAGAAAAACAAGGTATGACTTTAGCTGAACTAGGAAGAAAAATCGGTAAAACTGAAGCTACTGTACAACGTTATGAAAGTGGAAATATCAAAAATCTTAAAAATGATACTATCGAAAGCATAGCTACGGCATTAAATGTTAACCCTGCATTTTTGATGGGTTGGATAGATGAAAGTGATGAACAACCACAACATCGTGCAGCTCATCTTGAAGGTGAATTAACAGATGACGAATGGCAACGTGTGTTAGATTATGCCGACTATATAAGAAGTAAACGTAAATAAAGGGTGTTTTTATGGGGTTATATGAAAAATTGTTAATAGAGCATGACTACATAGAAGTAAAAGAAACAGATGTTATGCCTAATGACTTACACGGTTTATGGTTAGGTGATTTAATTCTAATTAAACGCAACCTATCCGAAACACGCAAAGCAGAGGTTCTCTTCGAAGAATTAGCGCATCATAAACTTACATATGGGAATATCTTAGACCAGTCTAAATGGATTAACCGTAAATTTGAAAGCTACGCAAGACGTCATGGATACGAGGCTGCATTGCCCTTGCGTATTATTGTAGAGGCACATCACTACGGTGTAAGTAACTTATACGAACTAGCGGAATACGTTCAGTTAAGTGAAGAACACGTATTAGAAATATTGGAACATTACAAACAAAAACATGGTATTGGCACTCACTACGGCAATTATGCTATTACGTTTGAGCCATTGAGAGTTTTTAGATTATATGAGGTGTATTGAATTTATCTATTTTAAGGAGACAATGGATGATAATTTTAAATTGCAAAATAAAATTAAATGAAATTGTTTACGAAGTGAAAACGAATAAGAATAATTACTTCACCTATTCTTTACCTAAAGATATCACATCTTATAAAGTAAGAAAGGTGCTTAAAATTATTGAAAGTAAAGTAGATGAAGACGAAGATTAATTAAGCAAAGGAGGTTGAGGGATGGAAGCCACTCACTCTTGTTTATCTTTAAAATTGACTAATTAAGAAAAAACATTTATAATGCAAGTATGAAATGGTCATTCTTGAAATGACTCGGATAAGCCTTCATGCTATGCATGAGGGCTTTTTTCGTTGAAAGGATTATTTATGAGAGACATTGAATCAATAAAAACATTACTAGAAACTTCAGTTTATAATAAACCATATTTAAGCTGTGAAGAACAATTGGTTTTATTGGAATATCGTGGAGTGAGAATAGAAAATAAAAAATTTGCTTTGGAACAATTAGAAACAATATCATATTACTCGTTGATAAACGCATATTCTCCTCTTTTCAAACAAGCAAATGGGCAATATGAAGAAAATGTTACATTTAATGATTTTTATATGTGCTATAAATACGACACTCGTTTAAAGAATATAATTTTTAAGTACATAATACTAATAGAACAATCTTTAAAAACTAATTTATCTGCAACTGTAGCTAAAAATTATGGTGTTCAAGAACCCACTCTTAAAAGAACGTTTACAAACAAAAAAGGTAAGCAAATAACAGGATATGATATAAGAAATTCATATTTAGATGCTAAAAACTATGATGGAAACAACAGTTTTAGATCTGGTCATTTACGACACCTATCTAAATATAGAGATTATTTAAAAAATGATTCGATTAAGCACTATAGAAATAATCACAATCATATCCCACCGTGGATATTAATAATCCCCCTTAATTTTGGAGAAACGATTAAATGGTTTTCAATTTTAAAGCCTAAAGATAAACAATCGGTCGCTTCAAAAGTATGTGGTTTGGAAACTGATGATTCATTAAAAGAGGTTGCTATTCCAATATTAGAAATCCTTAGACAATACAGAAATGTCATTGCACATGGACAAAGGTTTTATTCGTTTAAATCCAATGAAGATACTGCTCATTTATCATTATCTTTTGTAAATTCGTTACTTGAATATGATTTTATAGATAAAGCAAAATATAAAAAAGGGATTGGAAAAAACGACCTGTATTCATTAATTATTTCTATTATGATCTTCACCAAACCAGCTGGAATTCGAAAAAAATTCATTGAAGAGTTAAACATTTTATATAAAGAAATTGAAAAATATTGTAAGTATAATCTATTCGAAGTAATAGGTATAACCCAATACGATTTAGAGAAATTATATGTTCTAAATAGGTTGCTTAAATCGTTATAATTTTTCCGGGTACCTCCCACGTACCCTTATTATTTTTTTACCTTTTTTAGGAGGGATAACATGCAAACACGATGTTATGACGGTAAAAAATGGCAATATGAATTTAAATATGAAGGCAAACGATATCGTAAGAAAGGTTTTCGGACAAAGCGAGAGGCAAATTCTGCAGGTTTAGAAAAGTTAAGTGAGTTAAAGCAAGGTATTGAGTACGAACCTAATTTAACGTTATACGACTATTTCAAAACCTGGTGCGAAACGTTTAAAAAGTCAACCGTAACACCTAAAACTTACAAGTCCTATTCTTCTGCTATAGAACACATCAATAACCACCCTATTGGTAAGAAAAAGTTAAAGGATATTTCGAGATACCACTATCAAGATTTTATAAATGAGTTTTCAAAACATCATTCGAAAGAATCTATTAGAAAACTAAACGGCTATATTAGAACATCATTAGACGATGCAGTATATGAAGGACTTATTGCAAAGAACCCTACTTTTAAAGTGAATTATAGAGCTAGTAAGCCTAACAAAAGTGAAGATAGTAAGTATATCAATCTAAAAGACTATGAAGTATTAAAACAGCATTTGATGACTAAAGATAACGCATCATCACTCGTACTATTCATCATGATTTGTACTGGTTGTCGCATAAGTGGCGCTTTGAATCTAAAACGTGAATATATTAACCAAGTTAAAAGCGAAATTTATATTGATGAGCATAAAACAGATTCGTCCCCTCGTTATGTATCTATCAGTCAAAAAGATATGAATCATATTATTAAGTCTATCGATCAGTTACCTAGAACAATCGACGGTACTATTTTTGGCGAATTAACAAACAATGCGGTTAATAAACGTTTAAAAGTATATTGTAAAAATCTAGGTATCAAAGAAATTACTTCGCATGCACTACGTCACACTCACTGTTCATATTTATTAGCCAAAGGCATTTCTATATATTACATTTCGAAAAGACTAGGACATAAAAATATATCAGTAACCACAGAGGTTTATTCACATTTACTTGAAGAAACATACAAAGAAGAAGATGAAAAAGCAACACAAATAATAAGTGCAATGTAA